AAAAATCCTAGTTGGCATTATTGCACGAGGGACAAGCCAGGAACCTGACGTACACACTCGATGAGTTGTACTGCAGGAACGCGACCGCGAGTGTCCTTGCGAGCAGCCATACCATAGACGGACTGAACACCAACAGCGCTCAAATGAGCTTCGTTGCCGGAGTTTGCGAAGTCGTCATAGTGGAAGATTTGCTCACCGTAGATTTTACCTTTTGCGAAGTACATTGCGTCCTTACCCATTGCCAATGCGTATCCGATAGGAGTACCAAGAGCATTAGCTTGAACAAACAAGGAACCTGCTGCGAATGCATCGTCAGATTTAGTTCCGAAGCCGTTGTGATGGGTCAATGCGCCGGTGCTGTTAACGGTAGCGTTTGCTGCGTCGTAGCTGTACAAACGGTATTCACCGGTTGCTGCGTCGATACCGAGGACATAGTAGGTTCCGCTATCTGCTGCGAAGGTCTCTCCTCCGCCACCAGGGATGTTGATCGATACACCACGGAAGTTAGCCATGTAGTCTCCGTCAGTTCCACCGATTCCAGCAGTTGCGTCAGTAATAGCTTCGAAGTTGTAGAAGGTAGGAAGTAATGGAGAACCTTGGCGTCCACGAGCGGTGTCGATAAGAACGTTATGGTTAGCGATGATGTTGTTGTCCCATTTAGCGTAGCTTCCGGAGAACAATTTGTTGTCTGGGCCACGGCTGTCAGCTTGAGTAATAGCTTCAAGGTAGTCAGGGTCAGAACGCAGAGGGCGTAAGCATGCGTCAGGAGCGAAGAATAAGTAACCAGGAATTTCTTGGTTCTCGTCTCCACCAGTGTTCATTGGCTCAGCGCCATTAGCGATAAGAGCTTGCTTAGCTTCTTGGATGATGTCGGTGCTTAACCCGTCAACATATTTAAGCTCACCGGATACGTCGGTACCATATCCGCTAAGAACATTGGAGGTAGCCTTTGCGGTACAGATTTGACGCAATGCGTATTGGATCTGGTCTTGCTCGGTACGACTCATCCACTCGGACATAACCTCAGCTGAAAGCTGGTCGATGGTTTTACCGGTGAATCTCATCAGCTTGAGAACTTGAGTCCAGGATACAGCATGACGAACGAGGTCGATCTCAACGGAGAAAGTTCCGAAATCAAGAGTGTCAGTTGCATTCTTAAGGATTTCTTCACCACGAACGCCTTGTCCACGGATAGGAGCAACAGTAGTGAAAGTCACTTTGTCGCTTCCACCAGCGGAGAGGTCACGCTTTTCGGTGATTGGTTTTCCGCTACCTTCTCCTCCGATGAATTTTGCGAACACGTTTTTTTCCCTGGCGTCACGAGAAACAAGCTCGGACCAGAGGCGTGAGCGCAAATCGGATTGGCTGTCGCCTTTAAGAAGATCTGCGTATGAAGTTGTGTTTTGAATCAAATCAACATTGCTACCGGAGAGTCCAGCAGCAGTGCTGTTTGCAGGGAATGATTTTTCTGCCATTTTAGTAGATAATTAAGGGTTATATTTCCCCGCTTATCTTAAAGGCTGTGCTCCGCCAGGTGCTCCGAGTAAGGAGTAAATATCTTTAGTATCCATACTGGGAAGTTGTTGAAGCAAGCCCTCGCGAGTCGCGGGAGTGTTTACAGGTTGTGCCGTAGTCCCAGTCGTCAATACCTTGGCTTGCGTGCCCATTTGCGGAGCGGTTTGCTGAGGAGCCTGCGGAGCGGGAGCGGGAGCTTCCGGCGCGGGCGCAGTTTGCATTGGATTCAATGCGGCAAATTCACTTGCAATAAGCTCTGGCCAACGTGGTGATTCAAAGACTGCGGCGTAGTCGGGGTCCGTTTGAGCCTGCGATACGAAATCATCGAACTGCTTGCGATAGACAGATTGTTTATCCTGCAGTGCGGGAAATCTTTCGTAAACTCGATCACGGCTTTCCATCGCTTTGCTGCGATGGGATTGATAAACTTGCTGCTCTCTTTCCTGCTCCATTTGCTGTTTACGGAGAGTAAGATTCTGCAATTGAAGTTCTTGCTTCATGATCTCACGCTGAAGCCGTAAAGCTTCTGTGGTCTCAAGATCTTCGGCTGCTTTCTCTACTTTTCCTTCAAGCTCAAGAATGGAAGCACGAATGTCATCAGCTTGTTTATCTATGCCACTGATTGGGTCGGGCTCGGTCGCCTCGACTTGCTCCTGATTGGGCGAAATAGATTGAGGGGCAGGCTCGGCATTTTGTCCGTAGATTATTCTCGATGCATCGGCAAACGATCCATTGAAACCTTCGGAGCGATATAGATCGATGACTTGTTGGTCTAGCTCGTTACGAGGACGAATCCTACGTTTTCCAAGCTTCTCCTCCTCGTCATCCTCGGTCTCGGATGCAGGAACCTCTTGGTTCAATGTCTCCGGCTGAGTCTCCTCGGCTTGCGGCTCTTGAGCTACTGTCTCCGGGATTTGCTCCTCGGCAACGGTCTCAGGCTGAGGGTCTTGGGCCTCTGGCGTTATACCTAATGCATTGCGAAGATCGTCCGTGGACGCATTCTCAATGCTGAACTGTTCCTCTTGTACTTGCGGGGATTCAACCTCCGCGGTAG